AGGTGCGGCGCAACAATGAGCAGTTTCTCTTCACAATGAAGGATGCCTTCGGGCAGTTGAAGCGATCGGCCACGCTCGATGAGTTCGAGCCAGACTTGACGCCTATTGAGACTGGTCACTTTGGGATGACCCTGATCAAGCTCAAGGCATTGCAGGACATCCCCAAACCCTGGCTCTGGTCGCAACCTGGGTTAAGTGGCGATTGGGATGACGACAAGATCGACGCGGACATCTACTTCTGGAAGAAGTGGAGAGAGCATAACAAGACAATCTACCAGGCCAATCACATCAAGCTGGGCCATCTTCAGGTCGTCTCAACCTGGCCAACCAACGACTGGCAGATCAAGCACCAGTATCTGAACGATTGGGCTGAGAACGGCAAGCCGAAGGAGTGTAGGATCGATGAAGATTAAGCTCCTGAAACCGTGGGGCCTTGCCAATCCTGGCGACGTGATCAACCCACCGCCAGGCGTGGCCCAGCTGCTCATCGAGCGCGGCATTGCCGAGTTGTATGAGGGTGACGAGCAGGGCTTTGCTGGCAAGTGGAACAAGCGCATTGCTTATCCGGTAACACCAGCAGTGACAAGGGGGCAACGTGGCCGCAAGTGATTATGTGACACTCGATCAAGTCAGGGCGTACGTCTACCAGTCGCAAGATGCCGACGAGGATCTGCTGATCCGGATTGTTACTCGTGCGGCGCGGATCTTCGATGCTGCTTGCTCGTTGCCTGATGGGTACTTTGCGCAAGGTGCAAGCGGCCAGACGGCCAGCATTCGCTATTACTGGGGCAATGGTACGGATTACCTAAAGGTTGATCCGTACCTGCCAAGTCCTGCGCCTATCGTCACGATGCCAACCGGATTCGCCGTCCTCAACTGGATTGAGGTGAACCCATACAAGAACAGTCAGCAGAACACTCCGGGTGAGTTCTTTTTGTCGCGCCGGTACGGTGATGACTACTCAAGCTTTGCGGCCCTTAACGAGCGGCGTGACTATTTCTTCGCGGAGTTCTCAAACCAGGTCGATTACGTGGGCTGGCCTGATGGCATCAGGGTTGGCGTGACGGCCAAGTGGGGCTGGGACAAGACGCCTGAAGAGGTGCAAGAGGCCGTGCTCGAGACGGTGGCCAATATCTGGCGCAGCAAGGACCAAGGCTTTGCTCGAGCGGTTGCTATCGATGGGATTGCCATCATCAACCAGCCGCTCCCACCGAGGGCGCAGATGATCGCGGATGGGTACAAGGCGGGGAGGGCGATGTTCGCATGAACTTCTCTGTAACCGTCGATGGCGTGGAACAGTCACGACGGGCATTCCAGACGCTCAACGAGACTGTGCGCGACTTTCGCGAGGCGTGGCCAGAGATTCACATGTATTTCTTGCGTGCCACCCTGGAAGAGTTTGACGCGCAGGGAGCCAGAGGCGGAGCAGCGTGGCAGCCACTATCAGAGCGATATGGCAAATGGAAGGCGAAACGGTATCCAGGCAAGCCAATCTTGGTCAGGACTGAGCGGCTCCGGCGGTCCTTCTCGCTTGCTGGCCAGAAAGGCGGCGATCAAGTGTACGATGCTTTGCCAGAATCGCTCACCATTGGATCGGCGGTGCCTTATGCGAGGTTTCACCAGCGGGGCACCTCGAGAATGGCGGCACGGCCGATCCTGCAGCCTACGCAGCGCGACATAGACCGCATTGTCTCCCGGCTCTATCGCTTTGCGGAGCGTGGGGCCAGAGATGCGGGTTTCCAGACGCAATCACGCGCCAGGCTGACACCGGGGGCTGAGTAATGGCATACACAACGACCAGATATCAAGCAGAGTTTGGCCTTCGGATACTGGACAACATCCAGGCATTTATCGAAGCGTCAACGGCCACAGCTCTTGCGGAAATTGACGCAACACTGCGCGATTTCACGGACTTTCGGACGCCGACGCCGATCGTCCTCAACTTCCCCGCTCTGTTTGTCTCGACCAGCAATGAGCAGCTCGAGCAGTCAGACGATGACTCGCATATCCGGGGCCGGATCGAGTTTTACATCGATATCGCGATTGATGGCGTCGACGCTTACACGCTTCAGCGAACGATTTTGAAATATACGCTGGCAGTTGATCGAGTGTTGCGGACGATGACCGTGGCCGACCTGCTGGGCGGTGTCACCACTTCGACGGTGACAGAGCCAGTGTGGGAAGTGACGGAGCATCAGTTTGGGATACTCAGACAAAACGACACAATTTACCGCTTGGATTCACGGATAATTCTGGCGGTGCAAATGTTGGAGAGATAAATGGACTATCGCAAGAAGGCTGAATCAATGAATCTTCCCCCATTGCCGTGGACGCACGAAGCACTCGGCGAAGAGACTTATTGCACGATTGCGCGTGAGCTTGGCTACTTCGACCCGCGCAAAGAAAAGAAAGATTATCGACCCTCTCTTGATCCGACGCCGTTCAAGGATCTGATCAAGGCAACCTCAACGAAGAAGGAGAAATAACCAATGGCCGGAACCGCAAAGAATTACGATGCAAATGAAATAATTCTCGGGCCTGCTGACGTGTGGCTTAATGTCGCGGTTCCGTCAGCGAGTGCGCGAATGACCCTTCACACTGACGGCACCCCGGACGACGTGGCCAATCCCAACGCCATTCATCTTGGTATGACGGTGGGCGGCACGACGTTCGAGTATGTCCCGGAGATTCAGGACTTCAGCAGCGACGAGCTGACCGCCCCGCACCTCTCGCGAATCATCACCGAACGGGCGACCTTGAAGGGTGAGTTTCTCCAGGTATTCAACTGGTCACTGCTCGAGAAGATGACGGTGGGTGGGACACGAAACGTCAACACCAACACGTCGACTGGATACGAAGAGTTGACCATTGGTGGACTCTCGACCATTAGCACGTTCTCTGTCGCGTTGATTGGTCAGGACATCAGCGGCAGTAGCCAGTGGTGGGTTGTTCAGCTCTACAAGACCTTTAATCGGGCTGGCTTCAACTTTACGGTCACTCGTAAGGATCAGAGCCGCGCACCATTTGAGTTCAACGGACAGGCCATCACGACTCGCGCAACGGGTGACCAGATCGCCAACTTCTGGCATCAGGGTGCCGCTAACTAACCATCATTGAGAGGCTACAATGAAGGCGAGTGAGTACAGACAGAAACGCCAGACAGTAGAGTTGACCGGAGAAATCACTCTACCGTCTGGCGCAGTGTTTACGATGAGGCGTCCACCGCTTGACCTATGGATGGCGGCAGGGCGTATCCCGCAATCATTCCTTCGAGCAATGCTCGAGGCGCAGCAAGGCGGCGCAAGTGCCAACGTGCAATTCTCGCCAGAGGAAACGATCGAGGGATTGAACTTTCTGGCCGAAGCGGTGGTCTATTCTTGTGTAGAGCCACGGGTGGCTATCAAGTCTGATGACCCGGACGTGCTGCTACTCTCAGAGCTTGAAGCTGAAGACTTTCGCTTCTTAACCGGCTGGGTGCAAGCGGGATCTCCTGGCGTCCCGGTGAAGACTGAGACAGGGGAGGTGCAGCCCGAGAAGCTGCGCCGGTTTCGTCAGAAACGACCAGGGGGAGGCTTTGTTGGCGATAGCGATGACAGCGGCGAAGTTCGGAACGAGGCCGAGCCAGCTCTTGCGGCTGGCTGATGCGGGAATGGCATTCGACTTTGACAATGCCGCGGCGGTCAAACTGCAGCAGTGGGAAGATGAGCGAATGCTGGCAATGTGGGGTAACGGTGGTGAGAGGCAGGTAATACTCGATGGCCCTCGATAGAGACCAGGTTGGACTGCTATTCAAGATCGACGTCAACTCGATGGATGCTCGGCAGCAGCTCGAGCTATTTCAAGGCGTCGTCCAAGGAATGGCCGCGGAGACATCGGCGCAACTGTCACGAGTGGGTGACCGCATCCGCGCGACTGGTCAGCAGCTCAACAACACCTTCGGCGATTCCGCGCGGGGCCAGCTTGCCGGATTTGTTGGTCAGTTTGGATTGGTTGGTGACGCCGCGGCAGGGATGATCCCCAACTTGACAGGCAGCGCGGCGGGTATGGCCGCGATTGCTGGTGGAGCAGTAGCGGCGGGTGCGGCGATGGCTGGAGCTGCGCTCTCGACGGCCAACTACGCTGGGGCACTAAACGATCTGGCCGATGTCAGCAACCTCGAGATCGACACGCTGCAGGGTCTCAACGCTGGTGCTGCGTTGGTGGGTCAGTCGTTTGAATCGCTGACTTCGACCACGGTGATTTTCCAAAAACAGATGCAGTCTGCCCAAGAGGGCAATGAGGAGATGTCAGCGACGTTTCGCGCCCTGGGTATTGACCTGACCGGATCTGTAGACGAAGCATTTCGACAGACTATTGAGCGTCTGGCCAGCATGGAAGATGGCTCACAGAAGACGGCATTGGCCACAGAGTTATTCGGCAAGCAAGGCATCCAGCTTCTTAAGATCATG